GTGACCTCTACTCGACCCCGGGCGCGCCGAAAGACGTCAAAGCCTCCAAGATTACCGGCGGAGCCATCCGAATTACATGGACGAAGACGACTCCATACCGTGATCGGTGGGGCGTAGAAATCTGGGACGGAGAAACCAAAGTCGGCACCGCGCCAGCAGGCGCGACGTCTTGGACTCACTCCTCCTTCAATCCCTCGATTACCCATCAATACCGAGTACGCCAGCTCGGACCCGGCGGGCTAGTCTCCCCGTACAGCGAGACATCCAATAGCGTCTACGTCCTCTCCGTGCCCGGTACTCCCGGAGGACTCAAGCCTCAAGGATCTACGATCCCGGCGGGCGAGGGCGTTCTCGAGTGGATTCATGCGACCCAAGACACGACCGCGCAGACCAAGGCTCAGATCCGTCTGCGCTCTCGAGGCGCGTCTGACTGGTCGACGTACACGGTCACCGGCGACTCGCAGCAGTACAGCCTCGCAGCCTTCGGCGAGGGCACCTATGAATGGCAGGTGCGCACGTGGGGTATGTACAAGCAAAACGAGGAAGCGGGCGCCTCCCCGTGGAGCGCGGTCTCGAGCTTCCTGATCTCCTCCCGTCCAGTCGTCGGAATCCTCACGCCACAGACGACGATCGATACCAGCGCTCTGTCTGTCTCGTGGTCCTATAGTCAGCAGGGCGGGGCGAAGCAGGTACTCGCCAAGGTGCGCGTGACCGACGCGACGGAGAATCGTGTCGTCGCCGACGAGACGATCCAGGGTACAGCAACCTCCTACAAGGTGGCCGAGCGCGCGGCCAATGGTCACGAATATATCGTCGTGGTCTCTGCGCTCTCGGACGAGGGCCTCAGCTCCACCGAATCCACACGCCGAGCCAAAGTCCGCTACGCACCTCCCGAGGCTCCCAAGGTCGCTGCTCAGTGGGATGATTCGACCGGAGTCGTCTCCATCGGCATCACCAATCCTCCCGCGAAGCCAGGGAAGACCGTCGCTGCCGTATCCAATCAGGTCGACCGCTCACAGGATGACGGGCAGACGTGGGAAACGATCGCCTCAGATCTACCGACCGACGTGACCGTCCAAGACCGAGAAGCACCATCCGGAGGCAAGACGCTCTACCGAGTAACCGCGTCGAGCGTCACTCCCTCATCCGAGTCAACGACAGTCACACTGGTCGCTGCCAGTCGCCAAGTCTGGATCAGCGGAGGCCCGGGATACCGGACCTGCGTCGGCTTTAAGTACGAGCCAGAAGTCACCGTGACCCCGAGCCTCCTACACCGCGAGGTGAAGCACTTCGCAGGCCGCGCTCGCGGTGTCGAGGTCACGGGGACAGCGGTGCAGCGGGCGATCGCTGTCAGCGCAGTCCTCACCGATGCCGAGTATGAGACGCACGTGCGGAAGCTCGAGGAGCTTGCGATCCTGCCTGCTCCTTTCTTGTATCGCGACCCTCTGGGACGGCGGATCTATTGCAGTCTCTCGTCGATTTCGGCGCTTCGTAGCGTCGGCGGGATGTGGAAGATCTCTATCGATCTTGAGGAGGTGGAGGCGTGAGCCTGACAGGCCATCGGCAGGCGTCGATCGAGGTGATTCTTCTCGACTCTAATGAGCGCGAGAAGGGTCGTCTCGACGGCGTCGAGGGAGGCGAAGTGTCGATGAGCGCGGGCTCGCGCCTCCGCACCTCGGGGACTCTCAATCTCACCGACCGCGGTCAAGAGATCGACTGGGCGAAAGACCGAGTCAAGATCGTCTACAAACTCGCGAGCGGGGAAAGCTGGCCGTTAGGTGTCTTCCTTTTTGCCTCGCCGAAGCTCTCGTACAGTGAGGGCGGATCGAGCCTGCAGGTCGAGCTGATCTCAAAGCTTTCGCTGCTCGACGGGGACGCCTTCGTCGCGGCGTATCAGACTGTCCCGTCGAATCATCCCCTCGTCCATGTCCGGCATCTCTTGACAGACGTGTCCCCGGTCAATATCGCTGACGGAGGCCCGATGCTCACGTCCTCGATGGTCTGGGATGCGGGCACTCCGAAGCTAACCGCGATTAATGACATCCTGCAGGCGATCGGATATTGGTCGCTAACTGTGGGCGCGGGCGGAGCCTTCGAGGCTTCCCCCTACGTGGAGCCTCTGCGTCGCGCGAAAGTCTGGGACTTCGTAGAGGGAGAGAATGCTATACATCTTGCGGATTTCACGCGAGAGCAAGACCTAGCAGCTATCCCGAATCGGTACATTTGCGTCTCCCAGGGCAGCGGGGAAAAGGCGGGATTCGTGGGATACGCGGAAAATCGAGATCCTGCTTCTCCCGCGTCCTATCAAGCTCGAGGCCGCTGGGTCTCCAAGGTAGAGACGGGCGTGGAGGCAGCTAATCAGCAGGTGATTACGGAGCTTGCGAAGCGCCGACTCGCGGCAGCGTCGGGAGCTGTGGGGAAGATCGAGATCCAGCATCTCCCGCTGCCTCTCGCTCCTAATGACCTCGTCGGCTATCGATCGGGCGGAGTGAGCGTTCTGGCGACTGTGCAGGAGACGCGCGTGCAGCTTGAGCCGACAGCTCTGCAGACGACGACTCTTAAGGAGGTAGGACGTTGGTAGACGATCTCACAACCTTCCTAGCCGAGCAGCTTGAGGCAGTCGCTGGAATCGCAGGGGAGAAAGTCTCCCTCCGGTGGGGGACTATCTCGGCTGTCAATCCCGTCTCTGTGATCCTTGACGGACAATCCGCTGCTCTGACGAGTATCGACGTCGTCGGCGCTCCAGTCCAAGGGCAGCGCGTCCCGGTCCTACTGGCCGCGCGCCGCGCGCTCGTCCTCGCCTCGGGCAGCGCAGCGGCAGTACAGACGAGTCCAGCCGTCCCTGTGGGCACGGTCATCGACTACGCGGGAGCGTCGGCTCCGGAGGATTACCTGCTCTGCGACGGCGCGACGTATCCAGTCGTGCAGTATCCCCAGCTCGCGCAGGTCTTGGGCGGGCGCTTCCGGTTTGGCGATATGTTCCGCGTCCCGGATCTGCGAGGCCGAGTCTCTGTGATGGCCGACGGGTCGGGCGAATTCTCCTCCGTCGGTCAGACCGGCGGTGAAAAACGCCACCAAATCACGATCGGCGAAATGCCTGCCCACCGGCACGCGGGCAACGATCGCACTTGGTTCGACCGACAGAAACGCAACGGCAGGCAGTCTTTCATCTCCCTCAACCAAAGTAACGGCAGCTGGATTGCGACTGCGGCAAATGACGGCCTGACCACCGGGGATACGGAGACCGGGCAGACCGGCGGAAGCCAGTCGATGAGCCTCCTCCAGCCGTATTACACAGTCCAGAAGATCATCCGCGCCAAATAAGGAGAAATGCCTAGATGGCTGTTTTCACGGACTCAATCACCAAAGCGACGATCGACCTCGCGACCCTGACGGATCGCGATCTCGCCGAGCTGCAAACAATGGCCGAGTGGGAGATCCATCGCCGATCGGTGATCGCTGAGTCTCCCGAAAAGCTTAAGAGCCTTTTCGAGGAATACGAGGCCGCGGGAGGCGATCGTGGCCTCTTGCTCGATCGTGTGGATCCGTCGCTTCGCGCTCCTGCCCCGTCGACCCTGCCTCCCGCGGTCGAAGAGCCTCTCTGATCCCCTCCTGATCCCCACACCATCCCATCCATTCCCATCCATTTCTATCTCATCGAAAGAAGGAACACACAGTGCAGCTAAATCACGAAAACGAAGAGGCTCGCGTCCGTCAAATGCCCGAATTCGGCGACGGACCCGCAGACCCGAAGCCCGAAACCACGGAGGCCTGACATGGCAGACGCAACAAAGGTACTAGACATCGCAGGCTCACAGGTAGGCTACAATCGATGGGACGATCCCGAGGAAGGCACTAAGTATGGCCGATGGTACGCCAAGAAGACTGGCTCAGCCTATTTCGGCACGTCAGGAGTGTCTTTCTGCGCGATGGGCGTCTCGTGGGTCCTCGACCAAGCAGGCACCAGCCTCCTCGGCGACGGGCGTATCTACGCCTATGTACCGTGGATGGTGCGCGATGCTTCACAAGTCGGTCGTCTAGTCGGCTTCTACGACATCCAGCCCGGCGACGTCCTCTGCTTCGACTGGGATGATGACGGCATCGCAGATCACACCGGCTTCGCTGACTACCGCTCTGGCGAATACGTACACACCACCGAATTCAACACCGCTAATGGCGCGGGCTCACAATCCAACGGCGGAGGCGTCTACCGCCGCATACGCGCCCACGACGGCATCTGCGCAGTCATCCGACCCGCGTACGCTCCCGCACCTGCAGGAAACGGAAGCCTAACCGTCGATGGCTACTGGGGCGAAGACACGACACGGAAGCTCCAAGAAATCCTCGGCACTACCGTCGACGGCATCGTCTCCAGCCAAGACGAAGACTACAAGGACGATAACCCCGGCCTCACGACCGGCTGGGAATGGGTAGCCGTCCCCGAAGGCAGCGCAGTCATCGAAGCACTCCAAGCCACGCTAGGCGTGACCCAAGACGGCATCTTCGGACCCGAGACAATCCACGCGCTCGAAGCCCATTACGGCTTTGACCCTGACGAAGGCCTCGACGCTCCCTCAAACACCGTCCGCGCACTGCAGCAGACCCTCAACAACGACGCAATCTAAAGAGGAGAACACAATGACGCCCGAAATCATCACAATCGCCTCAATCCCCGCCATCCTCGCCCTCACCAACCTAGCCAAGAGCCTCGGCCTCTCAGGAAAGCTCTCAGCACTCCTAGCCGTCATCCTCGGCATCGCGCTCGCGGTCGCACAGTACGAACTCGCGGGGTACGGCTGGTATCAGGCTGCTGCCCAGGGCATGATCCTCGGCCTTTCAGCCGCTGGCCTCTACGACGTCTCGAAGCTGCAAGTGATCGACTCCGACACGTATGAGGGCGCGCATCGCGCAGGATCGCGGTGACATATAAGTGCTTCCCTCAGCGATTACAGACTTTCTCAGTGCGGATCTCGTCGCGGCGATCTCCTCCCTCATAGTGATGGGAATCGGCGTCGTCATCGCGTATCTGAAAGTGGTCCAAAGCAAGATCAACGCCCAGCTGAAAGACCTCCACCGAGGCGTGAGCGAGGTCGGAGATGTCGTCGAGTCCGTGAAAGATCAGA